GGGCGGATGCCGTAATAGATTTCATTTCAAGATTCTGTCTAACATTTGATCCAAGAAAAGAAAAAGATAGAATAATCCCGTTTGAGCTTTTTTTTAAACAGGAAGAGTATATCAGATGGCTATGGAATAGATACATAGAAAGGGAGGACGGTATAGTCGACAAGTGCCGAGGTATCGGAATGAGCTGGATGAACGCCGCCTTTTCGACATTTCTACTTTTATTTCAGAATGCTGTAACTATATCGATGTATACGTATAAAGCCGACGAATGTCACTCTCTAGGAAATATGGATACTCTAATGGAAAAAATTATATTCATTTGTGATAATTTGCCAGAATTATTTATTGGTAGTGTAGAACACAAGTTAATGCAAGTCAAAAATAATAGAAATGGGTCTATTGTCGTTGGAAAATCAGGAGATTCTCCAGGTCGTGGAGGAAGGTCTACGATGTATTTTTTGGATGAAGCCGCATTTTATCCACGTGCTGAATCAATAGAGGCCGCTGTTTCCCGCAATGCAGATTGTAAAATATGGGGATCTACTCACCATGGAACATCTACACTTTTTTATAGAAAATGTACTTCAGGGATAAACTCAGTTTTCACCTTTGATTGGTGGGAACTCGGGAGTATGTATACCCAGGAATGGTACGATTCAGAAAAAGAAAAAGCCATTGCAGAGGGAACACTTCACATTTTCAAACAGGAAGTAGAGCGAGACGCCTCCGCTTCACTTGAAGCTTGTTTAATACCTTCTGACTGGGTTAACTCTGGAAAGCGATGCAAGGCCGACCTTGACGGCAAAATAATTGCTTCTCTCGATCCGGCTAATGAGGGCGGGGATGTTCATGGGTTTGTCGTTGTAAATGGGAATATGCCTATTTATGCCGAGGAATCAGGACTAGGAGATCCGGCAGAGGCAACAGATTTATTTTTCTGGAAAGCTGTTGATATGGAGGCTGAAGAATTCAGGTATGACAGCTGTGGTATAGGGGTAGGGATTTCTATAAGGATAAAGCAAATAATTGCAGAGTTGAAAAAAAATCCACTAAGTGAAAGATCAATAAAAGGATTGAAAATTAAAATTAAACCATGGGATGCCGGAGGAGCTGTATTGAGACAGAACCAAAGAGATTATGCAGATAAGAAAAATGGTGATTTCTTCGAAAATGCTAAAGCCCAAGCATACTGGAAAGCTAGAACAGAGTTTTTGAATACATACAGATCCGTAAATGGTAAAGATAATGAATCTGATAAGTTAATAAGTTTACCAGAAAATCCGAGCCGTGCAATGACTAAATTGATTATGGAATTATCTCAACCTCAATATAAAACTTCAGTGAGAGGCAAAACTATGATTGATAAAAAACCTAATGGTACAAAGTCTCCCAACCTTGCAGATTCATACATAATTTGTAGAGCCGAGATAAAAGAGGACTTCCAGCAATGGACTATCATTTAATATCTCTTGACATACTACGTAATATAGATATAATATAAGGTAAAGATTAAATAGAGAGGTTACTATGGAAAGAAAATTAAAATCTACTGGCCGAAAAGACAGACACGGAGAAAATTTATGTATTGGAGATACAGTCAGATTTTTCTTTGATGAGTTTTTGGGTAGTTCTCCGGTGCAGGTAGGTAATAAATACTCGGAAATCGTTGACGTTGTAGTATGTATTGAAGGCCTTTTTTATTTTTACAATCGTGATTCTGATAGAGCTGCTTTAATTGCCAAATATTACGATGTTTGCGAAATTGTAAATACTAAAGATTGAAGAGAGAGGTGAGAAGATGTTTATAAAAGTCGAATGTCCTAATTGTAATGAAATCGCAGAACTTCCATATGTTCTAAATGATTTGAAAAAATACAAAAAAAACAAAAATCCGTTGACTTATATTTGTCTCGAATGTGGTGAAGAATACGATTGTCTTAACAATATCGAATACAAACCGCTAACCGGAGGTACCGGAGAAGTAGATCCTAATAAATCAATTCTTCCAGAAATATCATTACGTGATTATTTTGCTGGTCAGGCAATGAACGCTCTAATTGTTTCTGAAAAATCAACGCTCGATAAGATTTTAAACATGATCGATTTCCACAAAGATGACTTTGATGATAAAGTTGAGAAAAAAAGAATCCAGTATATGAAAATGTGGATAGAGCAATCTTTTAAAATTGCCGATGCAATGGTAAAGGAGAGTGAAAAATGAATATTCTATCAAGAACTATTCAAAATATGGTCAATGGCGAAAAATTCGCCGCACACAATCAGATTTTTATGAAAATATCAAGACAGGAAGAATATGGGTATAATGCAGTTAGTTTATCTAATGGAGAAATAAGTAATTTTAATAGTGATGATATTTTTTTTATAGTGGAATATAAATCGATCCCTGTTTTTATAGAGATTAAAGAGAGCGAGAAATGAAAACATGTAAAAAATGCGGCACTGAAAATCCCGATATCGTTATGATAAAAAATACCTGTTATATCTGCGTATTAAAACAATGGCCGCCTAAAACTAAAAAGCAATACCGGAGATATGAGAATGCTGTTGCTATGCGATTGTTATTATCTACGCCTATAAGCAGTCAGGAAAGTGCAATGACAATTGTCCAGAAAATAGGACTTGATAATTTGTTAAAAGTTCAGGGAATTATTGACGGCTGGACAGTTGATTTTGAACCGAGGAATACTTTTGAACAGAGATTAATGGAGGCTGTTGATGGATAAAAAAATATGCAAATGGTATAGAAAGTTTGATGGTCATTACACTATGGACTGTACCAACGATAACGGGAAAAGAGCAAATGGGAACTTTCACAAATATATTCATAATGAAAATGCTCCAGAAACTAAATGGAATTTCACTTATTGTCCATACTATAGCGGAGAAATTGTTATACACAAAATGGAAGATTAGATGAATTGGAATAAATTAAAAGACAGCCGTGTGGATCTCCCTGAATATCCCGGTCGTTATTATTGGTGGTCAAAATATCTAAAATATATTCCCGTTAAATGGGACGGTGAAAACTGGTATTTGTTGAATGGTGATAAAATAAATGTGGTGAGGTATTGGCACTAATTCTCATTCTTGAAATAATCTCATATTCAGACTATCATATCAGATATGGGAATAAAACAATTTTTCAGCCGTGGCAGTAAATCAGCCGATAACGATATACAAGAAAAAACAAATGATTCAATGAGCACAAAATCAGATAGTTTTGAAGGTTTTTCAAACTATGTCTTGAGCCAGCTTTCCGGTAGTCTTGCCGGAGGGAATTTCACTGATAGCGAATCTTTCTGGATGTTCGAGAAATCGGCAACTGTTAAAGACGCTATTGAGAAAATAGCGCTTCCGTTTTCCGACATTTCTCCTGCATTGCAGAACGTGGACACCGGGGAGTTTTTGACTAAACCCGGCGATCATCCATTACTTGAGCTCCTTAACTCACCTTCTTTTAACTTTGACAGCACGAAATTAAAATATTCTCTCATGGTTTCATATCTAATATCCGGCGCCGCTTATCCAGTTGCAACCGGGAATATCAATTTTGAACCGTCACAATTAGAATCTATCATGGCCAATAAAGTTACATTACAGGGCGGGAGAACCGATGAATTAAGCAAGATCCAATTCAACAGTACAAATCAGAATGTCTATAACAGGCAGGAAATCCCGAAACGTAAAACGGTTATATTTCAAACTCAATCGCAATTATCTGAAACAATGCAGATTTGCCTTGTGCATAAATCAAGAGGGATACAGCCATTATCTCCATTAGAAAGCGTCTATTATCAGGCGTTGACGAAATATCACGGAGATAAACACAATTTTGGACTAGTTAAAAATGCAAGCCGTCCCGGCGGTTTGTGGTCGTCGATAGAAAAAGATGGCATGAGTCAGGAACAGTTTGAAGCATTCAGAAGGGATGAGTCAGGAACAGTTTGAAGCGTTTAAAGCAGAGGTCGAAAAGTTTGTACATAATCCCGGTAAAGATATAGTTGCGCCTGCACCGGTAAAGTATGAGAATTTTCTGCTAAAACCGACCGACATGGATTTCGTAAATTTGATCGATGCATCAAAACCGGATATATATAATATTTATGATATACCACTTGCATTAACAACCGTCGGGGCAATGACTCAGAGTAATTACGAAAATTCTATGATCGCTTTGTATGATAACGGCGTGTGTCCTAGAGCTTCATATGTATTCAACAGACTAGGAGAGATGCTTTTACCCCGATACAAAGGAT